CGAACGCTTGACTGACCTCGGGGTCGATCTATGGTTGAATTCAATTCAATCGTGGTTGAAAATTATTATTGAAAATAGTTGAGAAAAGACTTGACAAACTGTTGACAGCCCTGTATAATAGGTATGTAGAGTAGAGAGAAGGAGTTAATACATTATGAGTTCATTTGAGAGTTTAATTGCTGAGTTGAGTACTTCTGTGGGACAGGGTATCTATGATTCAGTACGTTCTAATATCATCCATGAAGATCAACACTATGGCCCAGAGAACAAGAAGGACTGTCCCTGTGACACCTGTCCTATGTTCGATACCTGTAAGGTAGACATGACTGAGTGTTCTGCAATGCGTAACTGGTGTTCAACAGGAGACTATTGGGATACTGATGGTTGGGACACTAAGACAGTCATAAGACTAGTGAACCATGGCCATGGGCATAACAAGACAACCAAGAAGAAGGTTGAAGTTAAGTACTGGCACAAGTCAGATGTCCAACGTCTTATACGAGAGTGTTCATAAGAGCAGTCCTCTGTATCCTAGTGGGGTCAGGGCTTTCAGCGTACCTGTACTTTGAATCAATCCTTAGAAGTATTTTCATAACCTTATAACAAAATAGTCTAACGAAACAGTTGACTTGTTACCGAAACAATGTTATAATAAGTTATAGAATAAAGAGAAGGAAGTTGATATGTACTACACTTACACTAAGTCGCCCATCGGTTGTTTCACTGAGAAGGATCATGGCCAGTACTTTGAGTACTCTATGAACAAGGACACTGATGACTACTCCATGTGCATGGTAGAGAACTATCCTCACAAGGTGTGGGTAGGACGTACTGATGACGAAGGGTGGCGGTATGCAATCGTCAAGAAGACTGTGGCCTATGTAGTGACAGATGAAGATGACTATGGTATGCCGGTGGTAGAGAAGTGGATGTTGAAAAAGAATAATGTTTATCTAGCATAAACACTTGACAGGCATCAGAGACTATGGTATAATAGTCATGTACTAGAGAGAAAGAAGGATTAGATTATGAAACAGATTACAGTAGAGTTATCCAAGTATCACTTGAAAGGATTGCTCGAAGGAACCACCACAGTAGAGTCAATGCGTTTCCCATCATGGAAGACTGCATGTGCTTGGGCTGGGCTTGTGACGATGAACACATGTGTACCTTATGTCGTACTCGGTATGAGTGGAGAGAACGGAGAGGAGGCAGCCTTCTAAGTATATAACAAAACAGTCTAAGAGAAGTCTTGACTTGTTAACAGAACAATGGTATAATAGGTACATAGGGTAGAGAGTCTACTGGAGTCTTCGGACTAGGGCGGCAGCGCCACTGCAAGACTCTCGCACATCTTAGAGGGTACTCAGCACCCCCCGTCAAGACTGGCCGGGCAAAAGTAATCTATACAGAATGCAAGTACCTAAAGATTTATATCAATCAACTCAAAGCATTTTCACAGGTTCGCAAAGGGCCACCCCCAAAACTGACACAAAGAGGTTTACATGAAATACAAAATAATCGCGGGTCATTCAAACGTCCTACCAGAGTCGATGAAAGATGAATGCAGTTCGGAAGAATTCAACACCATCTGGGAGTGTGAAGAATGGATTCACAATGAAGTAGATCATCGAATGTACAAGTACGCACTCCATCTAGATGCAGACACAGAGGAAGACTTGGATCGGTTCCGTGAGATCGAAGCTAATCTAATGACAGTCATTCATCAGCATACAGGGGAGAGTGTTCCCTTCTACAAGAGTCGCAGAGTACTACCCTTTAGAACTCTGGGAGTTTTACCCAAGGAGAATCTGAATGACTTTGATGATGAGTTCGGAGACATCGAAGCAGTTGAGAAGCAATATGTCAAGCCCATTCCTATGAACCTTTTAGAGAAGAAGGCAGAGTCCCTTGTCATTCTTATGGAAGAGTGTGGTGAGGTTATCCAAGAGGCATCGAAGTTAATTCGTTTCCCTCAGAACTTTCCTCACGCACTTGCGAAGGAGATTGGTGACTTACAGTGTATCATGGACATAGCAATGAGTATCCATGACATTAATCCTATGGACGTTATGCGTTACAAGCGTGAGAAACGGATTAAACTCGAAACTTATTCTAAGTTAGTTTAGACTCTTTTGTTATATGCATATAACTTTTTGTTAAGTCGTTGTTTTCATTAGAGTTTTCCTTAAAACTATTTTCATTCTATTGTTGACTTGTTATCGTAACAGTGATATAATAGCTACATAGAATGAAGAACAGAAGAGAACGATTATGACAATAGTAAACGATTCAATCAAACCAGCAAAGATTGCACTCCCTCCCCACCTAGCCAAGTTCCTTGATGCGAATGGTAACTTAACTAAGGATGCTGAGACAAGGGTTTTAGCAGGTCAAAAAAAACGCGGTACTACTCGGTGGTTGACTACTGAACAGCTATTGGAGAAGACACTATGACTACCCCATTTATTGCAATACCATCAATCAAAGAATTTAAGGGTCGTATCCCTTCGGGTTATGACCTTGTTATCTACGAAACAGAATGTTCGCCAGTCGATGGCTACGTTCTCTACGGGTTCAATGAGATAGGGATGTTCGCAAAAGACTTTGTAAGTCCAGCGTATGGTTTCCTTTCAAGTGCATTTGATCACACAAACGAATTAGGAGTAATGAGCGTATGAGTATGACTCGATCTGAAGCTGGGCAAGTGGCAAGAGACTATGGACTCACCTATGATAACCTTGGCGACAAGTGGGCACTCTACTACCTAAAGAAGTCAAAGTCCATCAACACTAACCGATTGCAGAACAGCGGAGTAGACAGTGGTCGATCTAAGGTCTATCAGAGTGAGTTTGCAGTTCAACGATTGTATCCAGAGTGTTCAAGTAACCTATCCGAAAAGGAATGTCAAAAGTACTTTAATCGTATTGTCAAGTCAAAGACATATCAGTCTTTGGTAACGGGTGATCGTGGTATGAGTGACCCTCAATTACGTTTTATGAAGGCCTCTCAGAATGCTCGTGTTGCTGGACAGGCAAGTTACTATGGGATTGCACTGCGTCCCAATCACGGAACCAACAAGTACACCATCATCCATGAACTGGCACACACGGCTGGGAACATGAATCACGATGTAGGGTTCCGACAAACATTAGTGAAGTTAGTCTCCCGTTTCTTGGGAGTACGGGTGGCGAAAGACTTGAAGAAAGAGTTTCGCTCTCGCAAGTTAAAGATGTCCGTTAGTCAAAGCATTATGTCCCCTTTGAAATGGTTAGAGAGTTATGAACGTATGGAGAAAATACGCAATGAAATTCGATGAGTTAAAGTTTAAAGAAACAGAAACACCCAATGGTGTTCAAGCCCTTGTTCAGTTTGGAGGGTATGAGTTATCTGTTATTAAGAATGAGATGTCCTATGGTAACAAAGAGGGACTGTATGAGATTTCGGTTTCTAAGTACTACAAGATGACTAAATCAAGGTTGCAATGTGAACTGCCTGGCATTACTCGTAAGGGTGATACTGTAAAGGGATTCTGTTCGGAGTCTGACATAGATAACATCTTAATGAAGATGACATCGATCAGTGGTTCAGCTGGATTGCAGTTATGATTGAGACAGTATTGTTTATAGTAGCAATGCAACTCCTTGTGACTGTCGTGGTAAGTTACATGTAATGTACATTGTAGTATACATTGTAATGTACATTGTAGTATACATTGTAATGTACATTGTAGTATACATTGTAATGTATATGAAACAAAAGGAATGGTAGAGATGCCCTTCCTTTTTTTAATTTAGTACTCCTGATTAAATCACCTAAATACTTTTAAGGAGATTTATAAATGGCGACAACTGACAACACATTCTTCGCTGGCCGTGACGGGTTCGTCTGGTGGTTTGGTGTAATAGAAGATAGAAATGATCCACTAGCATTGGGTCGTGTACGAGCTCGTGTATATGGTTATCACACAGCAGATAAAACTAAACTTCCCACAGTAGATTTACCTTGGGCAGTTTGCGTACAACCAACTACATCGGCATCTGCTGGCGGTATCGGTATGTCTCCCACAGGGCCTATTGAAGGTTCATGGGTATTTGGTTTCTGGCGTGACCCAGACTTTATGCAAGAACCTATGGTGATAGGAACAATTCCTGGCATCAACTCTCCTGAGTCTGCACCCACAGGTCAATCTCCACACGACTACTCCCCCAATCAAGAACTACCTATTCCAGAAGTAGCTGCTTCTACAACACTGGGCGATGGTACTACAACAGAATTTTCTACACCAGCAGATACGACAGACTCTACAGTACTCGTTAAGATTAATGGAGTTGTGCAAGCAGCAGAAAACAATCCCCCCGAATCTCAAAACAATATAGAGATACCACCTGACTCTTATTATGGTGATGGTGTTACAGTGGAAGCAAGTGCATTTGAAAGGTCAAGACATAAGACTAGACTTGCTGCTCGTATTAATGAGATCGCACCAGAACTGCGTCCCAAGTTTGTTAAGGGTGTTCAAACCTTCCTTGCTAAGAATGAAGATTATGATTGTATTATATCCTATGCATACATCTCTTCTGCACAGCAACAAGAACTACATCGAACATATAAATCTGGTGGGAAAAATGCAGCAAGGCCAGGCAGTTCATGGCACAACTTCGGTGCAGCGATTGACTTTATTATTACAGATGTTTACGGCAATGCGCTTTGGGATAAGACTCTGTATGAAGGTATTGCTCGTACTGCATTCTCCACTGCAGGCTTGAAGAATGATATTGAAAATGATAGCGGACACTTCTACCCTAATGAATTTCCTAATAAGGTTGATGATAGATTGAAATCAAAAGAGATTACTTTGGCAGAATATTCCACAGAGAGGGGAGTTTCCTAATGTCGTATAGAATTGAAGCAGGCAAGGTAGTCTTCCAAGATGCACCAAGAGAAGGTTCTGAAGTTGAGATAGTTGTATCCACAGTAAACACTCTTAAAGGATTTACTGACCCAAGAGGGTTCTATCCTCGTAGAGTTAATGAGGCAGACACTAATCGACTTGCGGTTAACGATGCACGAAACCAACACCCTGTCAACAAGTTTAAGAAAGATAATCTAGATGACTTAACGGGTGAACCAGCTCCGTCTTACAATGCACAATACCCTTTCAACCATGTACGGGAAACCGAAAGTGGTCATATTCAAGAGATGGATGATACGCCAGGCCACGAGCGTATTCACGAATACCATCGTTCTGGTACGTTCTACGAAATACATCCAGACGGAACTAAGGTAACAAAGATTGTTGGTGACGGGTTTGAAATCGTTCATCAAAACAAACATGTTCGTGTTCGTGGTAACATGAAAGTCTTTGTTGATGGTGATGCGTCTTTGTATGTCCGTGGCAGTATGGATGCTCAGGTTGATGAGAACTTAAATTTCAATGTCGGTAAGAACATAGACTTCCATGCAGGCAAGAACATTCGTATGTTTGCAAATGAATCTATTGAGATGACAGCACAGACAACTATGGCACAACAGTCTGTTGGAAAGTTCTTACAACAATCTGTAGGGGATATGCAAATAGTTACTAGTGGTAACTTTACAAATTCTGTTCATGGTAACTATGACATGGTGTTGGATGGTAATTCCCTCACAGATATTAAAGGTACACTTACTACCAACATCACGGGTGCAGTTGCATTGAACACAGAAGTAACTTACACTGTCGCATCAACTGGTGCAATGGTACTTGACACTGCTGGAGCATTGAACATAGGTTCTGCTGGTGCAATGAATCTTTCTGGTGCGACAATCGACTTGAACTCTGTTACAAGAAGTGCGGTAACGATCACTCCTATTGTACCTCGCACAACTCCATCCCCTGCTATTGGTGAAGACATTACACCAGAAGTTACATTCATGGACACTGGAGATATTGCAACAGGCATTCTACCTTGGAGTATTAATATTGGTGAGTACGAGCTTGATACATTCTCTACAAAGATTGCTGCAATGAAACTTGCAGACATCAAGGCGGATAAAGCATTCATCCCTCTAACTGAATCAGATAGCTTCTTTGCAGGTGATGATGAAGAGAAGACTGATAGTGATATCAAAACTGCAATTGAATCGGGTGAGGTATTGCCCTCGACTTTCTCTGACTACTCTTATAATTCACTAACAGGAAAAATTAATACCAGTGGCGCAACTAGAAAGGCTGTATCTTTACCTCGCATACCAGATGAAGGTGAAGAACATGGTACGTTAGGTTCTGACTTTATAGCGACTCCAGTTGCAACTTCCATAACATCTTCAGCTGAGATTGCACAAGCAAATTCTAAGTATGATACTTCTGGTAATGTTATTGGTGGGGTAAACTATTCTCTTCCTCTATCTACACACTTCACACTTGGACAACTATCCAAGAACTCTGTTGTCGCATCTTCGACAATCGCCAATGGTGGCAATGAAGGTAAGACACAGAAACAAATTATTGACAAACTTAAAACTCTTGCGGTGCATGTTCTCGACCCAATCAAAGAACAGTATCCTGATATGATAGTCACTAATGCTTACAGAGGTAGGGCTGGTACAAGTCAACATAACATTGGTGAAGCTGCGGATATTCAATTCCCTGGCCTCGCAAAATCTGGATACTTTGCAAGAGCTCAATGGATGAGAGAAAACATTCCCCATGATAAATTGATTCTTGAATTTAAGAATACAGGTTCGGGACTTCCTTGGATACATATATCTTGTAAGGAAACTGGAAACGCTGCTCTCATTTTAACAATGTATAACCATAGAAACTATAAGGAAACTGGTAAGTTTTACCAGTTGGCATAGGAGATGCCAGCAATTTGCAGAGTGGGTGACGCACTAAATACAGGACACAGTTGTAGTACTACGTCAACTATTGACACAGCTAATACTGACGGAACTGTTAAAGCAAACGGAATAAATATAATAGTTGTTGGTGCTCCAACAGTTTCACATACCCACACAGGTGACAGCTGTCAGACATCTCATGTAGTTACCTTGTCTGCTGGTTCTGGTACTGTTAGTATTAATGGCAAGAAGGTGGGTAGAGTGACAGACGCAATTGATGCTGGTGCAATGACAGCAGGCAGTGGAAATGTTTCCACTGGTTAAGGAGAAGTAAATGTACGAGTACACATGTAAGATAGTTAAAGTGATTGATGGTGATACCACAGATGTTGATATTGACTTAGGGTTTGGTGTTTGGTTACACAAACAACGAGTTAGGTTCTTTGGTATCGACACACCAGAATCTAGAACAAGAGACTTAGAAGAAAAGAAGTACGGACTCGCATCAAAGGAATATGTGTTGAATGCCATGCCTGTAGGTTCTACTCAAACCTTAGTCACTGTTAAAGATGGTAAGGGTAAGTACGGAAGAATACTTGGAAAGTTCAGATTGGAAGATGGTAGTATTCTTAATGACAATATGATTAAAGAACATCATGCAGTAGCATACTTCGGACAATGTAAAGAAGATATTGAAGATGAACATATTGCAAACCGATCTTTCATTAATCTCTAGTTTTCGTTATAAATAGAAGTAAGGAGATTTACAAATGGCGTTGACACCGAATTCTTTTACTGATGCATCAGCATCAAAGTCTAGAAGCACCAGAGTTTATAAGGATATCAGTCTGTCTTTCAGTAGACATCCTATCACTGGAGACATTGCTAAACTGTCTGATGCTGATGCCGTAAAGAGAAGTGTAAGGAATCTTATAAGTACAGATTTCTATGAACGCCCTTTCCATCCAGAGATTGGTTCTAACATTCGAAAGACTTTGTTCGAGCCTGTGGATACGTCAACTGCTGAAAACTTAGCTACATACATTGAAGAGTGTATTTCAAACTTTGAACCTAGAGCAGAGTTATCTTCTGTACAAGTTAATGTAGCTGGGATAAACGGATACCATGTAACCATAGAATTTTATCTTATAAACTCTGCAACTGGTCTTGAGACTCTAGAGATAGGTATGGAGAGATTACGATAATGTTAAAACAATTAGAAGAGAAGAGTAACTAATATGGCAACCAAACTACAAGTCACAGAGTTAGACTTTGATCTAATCAAAAGCAACCTCAAGACATACATGAAAAATCAGACTGAGTTTTCGGACTATAATTTTGAAGGTTCTGGTATGACTCAAATTATTGACCTTCTCGCATACAATACTCACTACCTCGCAATGAACGCCAACTTTGCAATGAACGAAGCATTCTTAGATAGTGCAACTCTTCGTTCTTCTGTTGTCTCTCACGCAAAGGGACTTGGATACACTCCTCGTTCTGCTCGAGCTCCTGTTGCATATGTTGATGTTACTTTAAATTCTTCAACGGCTGCAAGTGCAACTCTTGCAAAGGGCACACGATTTACTACAAAGATGAATGGTAGTACATTTGGATTTGTAGCAAACGAAGCAATATCTACTACTGCAACAAATGGTGTTATGAGATTCATCAACGTGCCGATTTATGAAGGCACTCTTATCACATCCAGATACACAGTAGATTTAAATAACATTGATCAGAAGTTTTTGGTTTCTGATGATCGCGGTGACACTACCACATTAAAGGTATCAGTACAAACTTCTGCAAGTGATGTTTCGACTACAACCTACACCCTTGCAACTGACATTACACAAGTGACTTCTGGTGCTAAAGTGTATTTCCTTCAAGAATCCTCAGACGGAAAATTTGAAGTATACTTCGGAGATGGTGTTATCGGAAGTTCAATCTCCAATGGTAACATAGTTCAACTTGAATATATTGTCACAAACAAAGACAAGGCGAATGGTGCAAAGTTATTTTCTACAACATCTGTTGCTGGCGAAACTGATATAACTGTTGCGTCATTGGTTATTGCAACAGGTGGTGCAGAAGCAGAAACCATTGCATCTATTAAGTTTAATGCTCCTCTTGATTATGCATCACAGGGTAGAGCAGTAACTACACAAGATTATAAAACAATACTTCCAAAAGTATATGCAGGCACTAAGGCAGTTCAAGTATGGGGTGGTGAAGATAATGACCCACCTATCTACGGACAAGTATTCCTTTCTGTAAGAACTAAGTCTGGTGTTAATTTAACACAGGCTCAAAAGAATAGCATTGCATTAGATTTAAAGAAATACAATATTGCATCTATTCGTCCAATATTAGTAAACCCAGTAGCTACGAAGATTAAACTGAAGGTTGACTTTAAGTTTGATAGTAAGACTACCACAAAGACTGCTATTGATTTAGAAACTCTTATTAGAAAAACAATATCAACTTACAATTCAAGTGACTTGACAAACTTCGATGTTGTGTTTAGACACTCCAAACTTTCTAGATTGATTGATGGTACAGACCCTTCGTTACTTTCTAACAGTACAAGACTGTCCCTCAATCAGATTATTACTCCAACGCTAAGTGAGTTGACTCAATACGTCATTAGTTTTAACAATGCATTGTATCATCCACACACTGGACATAATGCTGCGTTGGGTGGTATTACTACTTCTACTGGATTTACTATTTCGGGAAATACCAATACGATTTATTTTGACGATGATGGTGCTGGTAAAATCAGAACTTATTATCTAGTTGGTGGTACTACCAGAACATATGTTGACACAGCAGCTGGGACGATTGATTACACTAGTGGAAAGATAGTAATTACATCTGTAAATATTACTTCTGCAACTAACACAGATGGGACAATATCAGTTGATATTCTTCCTGCTTCTAACGATGTTGTTTCTGTTAGGAACCAGTTGTTAGAAATTGATTTATCAAATACAACTGTAAATGGTACAGTGGATATTGTTGCTGCAGGCGGTTCTTCTGCTGGTACAGGTTACAGTACTACACAAAACACATACAGCTCATACTAGCAAGGTACAAGGTTTTAGATGACTAGTTCGACTTTAAAAAATAAAGTATCACCACATATAAACGAGCAACTGCCTGGCTTTATTAAGTCAGACCATCCCCTGTTCTCATCATTCTTAAAACACTACTATGAGTTTTTGGAGTCTGGTGAACTTGTCGTATCTGGTTCTAATGATTATGTAATAGAAGAGACTATCACAGAGAATTTCATTCTTAGTGAAGATGGGTTGAAGGTTGTTCTTGAAGCATCTATCGGAAAGTTTAGTGCTGGCGAAATCATTACTGGTACTAAATCTAAAGCTACTGCCACAATACTTGTAGATGACTTTGATGCTGCCAACAGATTATTCATAACATCTCAACAAAGATTTGAAACTGGCGAAATTATAACGGGTGCTACATCTGGTGCGACAACAACTGTTGTGTCGTATCGCGCTAACCCTGTTCAGAATATTCAGCAACTATTAGAATACGCAGATGTTGATAATACTGTTTATAGTTTTCTTGATAATTTTAGAAACTCTCTTATGGAGTCTATTCCCAATACCTTGGCAGAAGGTACTGAGAAAAGAAAACTCATCAAGAGTATTAAAGACTTGTACGCAGCAAAGGGTACTGCTGATGCACACAAGCTATTCTTTAGAATTCTTTTCAACGAAGAGCCTGAGGTAATTTATCCTAGAGATAATTTATTACGAGCCTCTGATGGTGAATGGTCAACAGACAAAGTAATTCGAATTACTGAAACTGGAAACTCTGATTTCACAAATGCAATTGGTGAATTTGTAACTGGTTCGACTTCTGGTGCAAAGGCAATTCTCATAACTGTCATTAAGTTTAGAGAGGGCGAGGTTGACATTGCTGAACTTAGTCTAGACGAAAACTCTATAGTTGGAGCCTTCACAACTGGTGAGGTTATTCTTTCAACTGACACTAACCAAGATTTAGAAATTGGTGGTATAGTGAAGGGGATTGTTACAGGGCTATCTCTTTCTGATAGAGGTTCTTATTATGAAGTTAATGACACTGTTAATATTGCTTCTGGTGGCAATAATGCTGCCACTGGTAGAATAGAATCTATTCAGCCTGGCGATGTAGATGATATTTTAATTGAGAGTGGTGGTACTGGATATGCAATAGGGGACGCGCTTGTATTCAATAATTCTGATACATCTGGACAAGGAGTTGTTGCGAAGGTTGCTGTAGTTGGTGGTGGAATAAACTTAGAGTCTGATACTTCGCCAGATCAAATTGTTACTGAAGACAATAAGAATATACTAGTAATTCAGAGTGACAATTTCGAAATAGAAGATGCCACATTAGGTAATGCATACTTAGTGATGGAAGATGGAAACAATCTTTTCCTAGAACAGAGCGGATCAGTACTCACGGAAAAAACTTCTTTAGATTATGCATTAGAGGAAGGAACTTCCCAAGACCTCACTGGTGATATCATCATGGAAGATGGGTTGCAGCTTCTTAGAGAAGATGCAGATATTTTCTTCACCTCATTAGAACAAACTATAGGCGAAGCAGACCATCTAGTACTAGAAGATGGTACACAAATTGTTTTAGAACCTCAGACATTTATTGACTTGAGTGTTTCTGCTGAAGTTGGTCAAATTACTAAGTTAGAGATAATTAACACTGGTAATGGTTTCCTAAAAACTCCAACTGTCACTGTATCAACTTCTGGTGGTACAGGTGCAGAATTATATGCTGTCTCAACTCAATCTCCAAGAATTGGTTCGATAGGTGATGTTTCAATAACAAACTTTGGTTTGGATTATATCACGCCACCAACTGTATCTTTTAACAGAAACTTTATCATAGAAAACTACTCTGGTACATTTGTAAAGGGAGATACTTTAACAAGTCATTCTGCAACAGTTATAAACTTTGACAGTTCAAGAAATTTACTAAAACTACAAACTGATATAACATTAGACGATGGAGATGTGATAAGCACAATCACAGGCGCAACTGCTACAATTGTGCAATCTAATTTTGCTATTGGTACTGTTGACATTGGTACTATCGGTGCTACTGTTGGAAACTTCGCAACGGATAGAGGTAAACTTTCAACTGAAAGTATGAAGGTTCAAGATAGTTATTACTATCAAGACTACTCATATGTTATTCGTGTTGGCGAGTCTATTAACCAGTGGAGAGATTCAATTAGACGTTCTGTTCACCCAGCTGGTTGGAACGTATTCGGTGAAGTGTCTTTTGCAACTCAAGTGGGTGCAACTATTCAAGTTCCTGCTGCTGGTACAGTCAGTGGATTCACAGGGGATGAGACATTCTCTCCAGAACTCGCATCTACGTTCACTAACCTATTCACTACAATATTTGGTAGACGTTTGGGTACTTCCACTAACACGACTCAAAGAGTTAATGCTGGAGTAGGAGTCGTTTCTCCAAGTGGACTAACTGATAGCACAAGAGATGTTTCGTTAACAAGTGACATCAGTGTGAAAATGGATGGCCCAAGGGGTTCACAACTTACAGGCCCAACACTAGAGAATGTTGCACACTATGCGTTCTCGGTGCATCCTCAAACTATTGCTGCGGTGATACCAAATCATCGTGACCCTAGTGGAAGGAAAGTGACTGATTCAAACAACCAATCACGCGACCAATATACACTAGCACAAATTGGATTCATTGGAATTAGAGAGATAGTAAATGCAGATGGAACTATTCCAGAAAGTGCATTTGCAAAAAGAATTAACATCATGCCTCCAAGTGAGATTATAGTTACTACTAGCTCGAAACGATTTAGTTCTACTACTGTAAAATTTGATGCTAACGTAGAAACTTTTGACAAAAACTAACATATAAGTCTTATAAATAAAAGAAAGAAATAAGGGAAACTAACATGGCGTATCAAGCACTAGGATTAGGTACAAATGCAAATGACGGAACAGGTGATACTTTACGCATAGGCGGCGATAAGGTTAATGACAACTTTGTAGAATTGTACACTAAGTTTGGTGATGGTAGTACGTTATCAAGTAACGTATCAGTAGGAGGCAACGCTGCAACAGCAACTATTCTTGCAGCTTCAAGAACTATTGCTGGAGTAGCATTCAATGGTAGTGCTGCAATTACACTTGCAAGTACAAACTTGAGTAACACAGCAGCCATCTGTTTAGCCACCAATACATTAACACTCACAAACAAAACATTGACTTCACCAGTTATTGGTGGTACTGCCACTACTGCATCTGGAAACTTAGTCGTTGACCCTGCATCACAGATATTAGAAATTAAAGGTAATGGTTCAAACTTAGAGGGAATGCTTAAACTTAACTGCCATGCAAACACTCATGGTCAAACACTCAAAGCACAACCACACAGTGCGGGCATAACAAACATAAGTTTGCTTCCTCAAGGCACAGGCACTTCTACATTGGTAAGTAAAGTTTCTACTGATATCCTTACTAACAAAACTCTTGCAGACTTAAAGACAAGTGTACAGGCTATTACTGGTGCTGGTGCTATTAATTTAACAACTGGTGTAACAGAAATTACAACAGATTCTGCTGATGCATTTTCACTTGCTAACGGAACTGTAGGTCAAATAAAAATTATTACATTAAAGGTTGATGCTGGAGATGCTACTATTACTCCATCTACATTTGCTGGTGGTTCAACTATTACTATGGGTGATGCTGGCGACAGTATTATGCTCACTTACGCAACCACAATTGGTTGGGTAATTCTTTCAAATAATGGCTGTGCAATTGGATAACAAAGGAATATAACACATGGCAATTGATACAATTAAATCTATAGCAGTACTGGACGGGGCAATCGCTACGGCAGATATTGCTAATGATGCAGTAACGGCAGACAAGCTTGCTAACTCAATCAATACAACTATAGCAGCCAACACAACTACAGCTGGTGCCGCCCTACCAAAAGCTGGCGGTACGATGACGGGCGCATTAACTTTAAGTGGTGCTCCATCAGCTACTGGGCATGCAACAACTAAAGCGTATGTTGATTCACTAACTTCACCCAGTTTTGCAGTCGGTGGAACTGTGTCAGAATATGTATCTGGTGGAACTACATACAGAGTTCACCTTTTCCTTGCAACATCAAGAATTTCATTTACTGGAAGTCTGACTTGTGATTATATGATTGTGGGTGGAGGCGGTGGTGCTGCACAGGCTGAGGGTAATGCTGGTTCTACTGGTGGTGGTGGTGCTGGTGGTATGGTTGTCGCAACCTCACAAGCAGTCACATCTGGAAACTATGCAGTTGTAGTTGGTGCTGGTGGTGCTGCAGGAGCTAACGTGGCCGCATCTGCTGGAAATGGTGGTAATAGTTCCTTTAACGCACATACAGGAACAGGGGGTGGCGGTGCCCCAGACTACGGCACAGATGGTAATGCTGGTGGTTCTGGTTCTGGTGGTTCAGAGAATAATACGCCAGCAGGCGCAGCTAACCAAGCATCTTACGCTGGAGTTACAAACGTAGCAGGATTTGGTAACGCTGGTGGTGCTGGTGGCGCATATGGCTCCGATGGTGGTTCGGGTGGTGGTGGTGGTGCTAGTGCTGCTGGTACTGCTTCAAATGGTAGTACTGCTGCTGGTGGTGCTGGTAAGACGAATGCATTTAGAACAGGGTCTAACGTAACATATGCGGCTGGTGGTGCTGGTGTCGCAGGCCAAACGAATGGTGTTGCTGGTGCTGCAAACACAGGCAATGGTGCTTCGGGCGTTTCATCTACATCAGGTTCTAACACTAATGCTGCTGCAGGCGGTTCTGGTATTGTTGTTGTTAGATATGCCATATCATAATAGGACGTATTAAATAACCGCATCAAGCCCAGACTAATTATCAAGTTTTGAAAGATGCATAAATAAAAGTATAGGAAACAGGAAACCATTATGGCAGCAATTATAACAGAACATTTCAGACAGCACAATGCAGAACAATTTTTTGAATCGTTCTCGGAATCTGCTAAGACAACTTATTATCTATTCATTGGTAAGAGTACTCCATTTACAACATCGACTACTGGTGGTGACGATACCTCTCCTCCTGTACCTATTGATGATGTAACAACGGAACATTACAAATGGGATTCTATGCTTGCCGCAAAACTTATTTCATCATCTGATGTTTCATTTGCTCTACCTAGAAGGAACTGGGCAAACAGTACAACTTATGATATGTACGAACATGATATCAGTGGTTCAAATACCACAACCAGCAGTGCAACAAATCTTTATGCTGGTACATACTTCTTTATGACTTCTGCTTACAGAGTTTACAAAGTACTTGACAATAATGCTGGGGTTGCATATAGTGGTGCTGAACCTACATCTGAAACTTCAACTCCTTTTGAGTTGGGTGGTTACAGGTTGCAATACATGTACAAGATTACAACTGCTGAAGTTACAAAATTCTTGACATCAGATTTCATGCCAGTAAGTACAGACGCAACTATTTCTGGTGACGCAGTAGATGGAGCATTGGATGTTGTTCGTACTGTTGCTGGCACTGGTTACACAAACGGAACTTACTATTCTCCAGTTGATGGAGATGGTACAGGTGGTATTGTAAAGATTGTAGTAGCAGGTGGTGCAATTGTAAAACAAGGTTCTTCTGGTACAAACATGTACACAATCGGTAGTGGTTATAGGTTTGCAAATGTTAACTTGGCTGACGTATATTCTGACACATCTGTAAGTTCTGCCGCAAACATTGGTAGTGGTTCTGGTGGTTCGGTACAACCAATCATTTCACCAAAGGGTGGACATGGTAAGGATGCGGTACATGAACTTGGTGGCCACTTCGTAATAACTAACGTAAAGTTAGAACAGAATGAAGGTACAGACTTTACAGTTGCAAACGATTTCAGAGAAGTTGGACTTGTGAAAGACCCATTCAACTTCGGCACAACAACTATTTCTACATCATCGACTGCAAGACAGACCTTAAAAGTTACCTTGGGTGCTGCTCCCTCTGCTGCATATGAGATTGATGAGGTTATCACTCAATCGGTTACTGGTGCAGTAGGTAGGGTTGTTGAGTTTGATTCAACTAACAATATTATATACTACCATCAAGAAAAATATGCAACTTATGGACTTCATGCAAATGGTAATTTAGTTGCATTTAGTGGTACTAATGTTATTACTGGCGGTACTAGTGGTGGTGTTGCTACAGCTGCAACTTATGCAACTCCAGAACTACAACCCGATAGTGGTAAGATTATCTATATAGAGAACAGGCGACCAATTAGTCGTGCCTCAGACCAAACAGAAGATATTAAAATCGTAGTGGAATTCTAAACAATGGAAAATACAAATCTTAATGTAGCCCCGTATTATGATGATTTTGCAGAAGACAAAAACTTTCATAGGGTACTCTTTCGGCCTGGCTTTTCAGTCCAAGCGAGAGAGTTAACTGCACTTCAAACTATCCTTCAGAACCAAGTCGAAAGACATGGTAGACATATGTTCAAAGAAGGAACTGTAGTAATTCCAGGCTCAACTGGATTTACAACCGAATACTATGCAGTTAAATTAGAAGGACTTTTAGAGTCAACAGAAGTATCAGGTTACATTCAAGATTTTGTTGGTAAGAGAATCACTGGTGCTGCCAGTGGCGTTGTTGCAGAAGTTATTCAAGCAACCGCAGCAACATCAGCTGACCCTATCACTCTATTTGTAAAGTATGTTGCAACAGGTACAAACAATGTAACAACTGTTTTCAACGATGGCGAAAAGATATCTGCTAATGGTACTGTTGGTTCATTTGGTAGTGGTGTTGCCTCTGCACAACTTCAAGCACTTTCAGCAACAGCAACTGGTTCATCTGCAAACATTCAAGAAGGTGTTTACTTTGTTCGTGGACATTTTGTTAAGGTTGCAACACAAAGAATTATTCTAGACAAGTATACAAACACCCCAAACTATCGTATTGGTTTGACTGTTACAGAAACCCTAGAGACACCAGAAGAAGATGTATCTCTTTTGGACAATGCACAAGGCTCTTCAAACGTAAACGCTAAAGGCGCGCACCGATTAAAGATTACACTTACCCTTGCAAAACTTGCTTTAGATTCAGTTCTAGATGGAGACTTCATTGAACTTCTTAGAACAAATACTGGTATCGTACAACAAAAAGCAAGAAACACAGAATACTCTGTTCTCGGCGAAACACTTGCCCGTAGAACTTTTGACGAATCTGGTGATTATTCAGTAAGTCCTTTCCAAATTGATATTCGTGAGACATCGAATGATGGATTGAATAATGGTATCTATGACCCATTAGCAACTACTGACGATCAAAACTCTGCATCTGATGACTTCTTGACAATTCAAGTTGCGCCAGGCAAAGCATATGTTCGTGGTTATGAAGTAGAAACTATTTCTCCAAGATACATTGATGTTCCTAAACCAAGAAGTTTTGAAAACTACAATGCCGCAGTTACCCCTGTAGAGGTTGGTAACTTTGTTCGTGTAACAAACGCATTCAGTTCTCCAGAAATATCTCCATTCATCTCTGGCGACCTTTCAGAACCCTATAGACAGATTGGACTATTTGATACTAAAACATCATCTGCCGGATCATCGTCTGGTGCTCAAATTGGTATTGCTCGTGCAAGATCATTTGAACACTTCTCTGGTACTGCCAACAGTCAAAGTGAATTTGGTACAGACGCAGTATATAACCTATACCTTTTCGATATCAGAATGTTTACCAAAATTACATTAAGTGGTACTCCTTCTGCAATTCCTGTTGCTGGTGATAAAATCACTGGTGTAAGTACAGGTGCATATGGTTTCGTAGTTGCCCATGAGGTTGATGGTACGACTGACGTAACAGCAGCTGCTGTTGTCACAATTGCTAGTGTTACTGGTATCTTCACTGTTGGTGAAAAGGTGACATGTTCTAGTTCTGCTGAAACTGATGAGATATTAGAAAATAGTTCAAATGCAGACTTAACACTTTCGGCTGTTAGTTCTTTTGACTTTAGTAGAGTTAAACAAGCATACATGCCCTCAACAGATAGTGGAACAGACCCACACTTTACATCTGATATTGTTCTTGAAGCAAGTACAACTATAGCAGGACTTAACACAATTCTTACTGGTGATAAAGATGCGGTTACTGGTTTCCAGACAGACTATGGTACAGAACTAGAAGTTGGAGATATTATTTCTATACCTTCTGGTACAAGTGGTGCTTTGGAAGAAAGAAGAGTGGATGCAATTTCTGGCCAGACACTTGATTTAAGTGCTGATGTTTCTGGCGCTATTTCTTCAGTTGCCTTTGTTCGTAAGAGGGCATCTCTTCGTGACCAGAATAAAAACATTCTTCTCCGTAAACTTCAGAAGAATTCAATTAAAACATTAAAGACGACATTAAATAACGGAGTCTCAGATACTTCAGTTGTTATTCGTAGGACTTTCGTAGGACAGTCTAACTCAGGCGGTGATCTTTCTTTCTCTGCTGGTGCAAATGAAACATTCAATGCTGTATCTAATACCGATTATGTTTTGACTGTGTTAGTTGCTGGTACTGGTGGTACTGCTGTTGCTGGAGATAAGATTGATTTAACAAATGCACACATAACCTTTACTGGTGCTGGTACTGGCTCTATTGTGATTGGAGATAGTACTGATTCCCCATTTGGTAACGGCGCAACAGTAAGACTTATTACTACAATTACAAGAACTACAGTACAAGAAAAATCTAAAACAAGAACTAGAATGTATCAAGTACTTGTTCATAATGCTGGTATTGGTGGTACTGCAAAATATGGTGTTTCTGCACATCAACCTGATATTTCATTAGGTGTATCAGACATCCATAAACTATGGGCAGTGTTTGATTCTGAGGGTGCTTCAACAGACCCCGTACTTCCTCAGTGGACAGTAACAGGTTCAACAGGTAACTTCACACAAGGTGAATTGATTACTGGTACTACGTCTGGCGCAAAGGCAAGAGTTGTAAATACAATTTCTCCTGTGACATTCATTCCAATCAACAACACTGATTTTGAAACTGGCGAAACTATTACTGGTGCAGAGAGTGCTGAAACTGGAAGTCTAGATACCTTTACTGCTGGTTCTAGAATTATAACAAACGACTTTGTGTTAGATAATGGACAAAGAGATAACTTCTACGATATTGGTAGGATTGTTCGTAAACCAAATACAGTCGCCCCTGTTGGACGATTGATGATTGTTGCAGACTACTTTACTCATGGTACAGGAGACTTCTTTAATGTTGACTCATACAGTGCCATTAGTTACAAAGATATTCCAACATATTCAGCAACTCGCGTTGACCCAGAGGTTGCAGACCCTACTGGTGAATATGACTTGCGTGATACAGTGGACTTTAGGCCCCGTGTTGCCGATGCAACTACAACAACTCAGACTATCCAAACTCAAACTGTTTATAGAGTAACTTCGTATTCCTTTAATATGGAATCACGCTCTTTTGCTGGGTCTGGTTCATCCACAGTATCAATACCAAAAGACAATTCAAACTTCATCTATGACTTAGACTTCCATGTTGGAAGAAAGGATTCTTTATTCATTGCTGCTGATGGTAAATTCAAAGTGGTTCGTGGTGCAGATTCAGAAGTTCCACAAACACCTAAGCCAATTGATGACGCAATGAAACTTGCAGATTTAGATTTGCCTCCATTTGTTATTGATGTTAATGACGTAACTTATACCTCAGTTAATAATCGTAGATACACAATGCGTGACATTGGTAAACTAGAAGCTCGTATTGAGAACATAGAATACTACACTGCATTGAACCTTCTAGAGAAGGATGCAAATACATTACAGATTCAAGATGCTGATGGATTTGATAGATTCAAATCTGGTTTCTTGGTTGACAACTTTAAAGGACATGCAACTGGTGATGTTCAACACGCAGACTATAGAAACTCTATAGATATGCAACATGGAGAATTGCGTCCGAAGTACTTTATGAAGGGTGTAACTCTTTCAGAAGAAAATACAACTGCCTCTGATAGAAGTAATGACCAGTATGCAAAAACTGGTGACATTATAACTCTTCCTTATACACACAAGGTTGCAGTAGAACAACCATATGCAACTCGCATTGAAAACCTAAACCCCGTGTTATCATTTGCTTGGGCTGGTATTTGTAGATTATCTCCATCAGGTGATGAGTGGTTTGAAACTGCTAGAATCCCAGATTTGATTGTCAATCGTGAAGGAAACTTCGATACAGTTTTAGCACAAAATGCAAATGCATTAGGAACAATATGGAATGCATGGCAAACTCAGTGGAGTGGAGTAACAACTTCAACTAGTAATGAGTGGAGGTCTTCGGGACGCCGTGTATTGCGTAGAACAGTAACTAATGAACGTGGAACATTGTCTAGAAGAGGTGTTACTACTACTGTAGTTGCTCAAATAGATACAGAGTCACAAGGTGATAGAGTAGTATCTCGCGCTTTAATTCCATTCATTCGTGCAAGAAACATTACGTTTACTGTTACTGGATTGAAGCCTCTTACTAAAGTATATCCATTCTTTGACAAATCGAATGTCGCTGCCTTGGTAACACCATCTGGTGGAAGTGCTGGTGGAAACCTTGTCTCATCTGCCTCAGGAAAAGTAGAAGGTACGTTTGCAATCCCTAACCCCAATGTTCAAGGAAACTCACGTTTCAGAACTGGTGATAGGTTATTCAGATTGACCTCTTCTACTGTAAATGCACTTTCTCCAGAACCAGAAACTTTCGCACAAGCAATTTATTCTGCAACTGGTATCCTAAGTACAATTCAAGAAACTATTGTTGCTACTCGTAATGCAAGAGTTGAGGTTCGTAATCCATCTCAACAAGAAACAACTAGCAGACAAATTTCTGACAGAACAGCACAAGTTGGCTGGTACGACCCACTTGCACAATCATTTATGCCTGTGGCATCAGGTGGTGAGTATATTACTAAGATTGATACTTTCTTTCAAGGTAAAGATTCTACACTTCCAGTTACTATTCAAATTCGTGAAATGTCTAACGGGTATCCTACAAACAAGGTTCTCCCATTTGCTACTAAGTCACTTGAACCTTCAGAAGTTTCTATCTCTGAAGATGCATCTGTGGCCACTACAGTTACATTTGATGAACCTGTCTATGTAAAGGATGGTGTTGAATATTGTATAGTGATGTTCACTGACTCACAAAACTACTTAACATGGATTTCTCGAATGGGAGAAACTGATGTGGGTGGTTCTCGTTTAGTTTCTGACCAACCATATCTTGGAGTTTTATTTAAATCACAAAACAATTCTACATGGACTGCATATGATTTAGAAGACTTGAAGTTTACTATATATCGTGCAACCTTTGATATATCTAAGACTGCTGCTGTAACATTAGTTAATGATGTGCTTCCAGTTAAGACACTTAAAGAAAACCCAATTAGAACATTTGCTAGTACAAGTAAAATTAAAGTTTCTCACAACGATCATCACATGTACACTACAACTAATAATGTGACAATTGCTGGTGTTAGTTCTGGAGTGAATACAACATTAAATAGTTCTCTAGCGGCCGGTGCAACTAGTTTATCTCTTGCATCAGATACAGGATTCCCAAATAGTGGAACTGTCTTTGTTAAGATTGGTAGTGAAATTACATCTGGAACTATTTCTGGAACAACTATTTCCTCACTAACTCGCGCAGTAGAAGGAACAGACGTTCTACATGCAGATGCTTCAGTAGTAGAGTTATACGAACTAAGTGGTATTCCTCTAACACAAATTAACAAGACGCATGTCGCATTAGGTGACATTCAGATGGATTCGTATACTTTATCAACAACTGCTAGTGCTGATGGAAGCATTACTGGTGGTGGTAAAACTGTTACTGCAACAGAGAATGCATTGATTGATACTATGCAAACTCTTGTTCCAGTTATTGAACATCCAAATACAACCATTTCTGCTAAGTCAAGAACAACAACTGGTACTTCTCCAAGTGGTGCTCAACAGTCTTTCGTAAAACAAACTCTGTCTCAGGCAGATCAAATTCCGATTACTGATAACTATTACTTCGAAGTACCTAAGATTATTTGTTCACAAATTAATGAGACTTCCGAGCTATCGGGTAACAAATCATTTGAACTTATCTTTACGATGACTTCATCTGCTGAAAACCTTTCGCCTATCATAGATTTGGATAGAAAGACTTTAGTTACAGTTGCAAATAGATTAGACAACATAGATACATCAGCCGATGTATTCCCAGTTGCAGAATTTAATTCTCCGACTGAACCAGAAGGAGATTCGGGTGAGGTTGTTTATATTACTCGTAAGGCACAATTAAAAACTCCTGCTACATCTCTGAAGTGTTTCGTTGATGCAGTTAAGTTTGATAGTGCAGAAATTCAACTAATGTACAAAGTACTACGTTCAGATGATTCATCAGATTTCAATGAAATCGGTTGGACATATTTCAATACTACTGGTGTGCCAGATTCGAATGTTAACTCTTCAGTTGATTTTGATGACTTTATTGAAAGAGAATATAGTGTAAATAATTTACCACAATTTATTTCTTTTGCGATTAAGATTAGAATGCAAGGAACAAACTGTGCAGAACCACCTCGTATAAAAGACTTACGAGCAATTGCATTGGCGACTTAATATGGCAGATTATTTAAAAGTACAAGAACATCCAGACCTTGCCCGTGATATAGTTTCGGGGGCAATCGTCAACACAAATATGCAAGCATATGAAGCTGCTGTAAATCGCTCTAGGAATGTTAAACAACAAAAAGACAGTATTAGGGATGCAGTAAGGGACATAAATAACTTAAAGTGTGAGATGCACGAAATAAAATCTTTACTTTTAAAACTAGTGGATAAAGAATAATGGCAGATCGTAATACACCAACATCATTTACCCTTGAACAATGGAGAGTTGAGTTCAATGAACTCGCTGTGGATATCGGTGACATAGCTTCTCTTCCTAGCACAGTGGGTGGACAGTCCGTAACAGATGTTATTGAAGCAGTTGTTCAACTTAACAGTGGGTTGATAACCTCTACTTCAGTCTTAGACCTTGCAGACTCCACAGGCGCTGGTGTTGCACGAATAAAACTAGGCACATCAGACGACCTACAAATGTACCATGATGGTAATAATTCTATTATTGCACATTCTGGTACGGGTTCATTAACTTTGGCCTCAGACTCAACAACTTTAACATTCCCAGCAGTTGGTGGGGCAATTTCAACAGAAGGTTTTAGTATTGCTCTTGCGGTTGCGCTTGGTTAAGACCTATAAATAATAGAGATTAAGGAAAACAATAATGGCCAATAATTTTAAAAACGCATTTGCAACGAGTGTATCCACTAATGCTGGTTCTCCAACAGATGTTTATACAGCAAACAATGGAAGTGCATGTAATTCGATTCTTATCGAACTTGACATTTCAAACACAGGTACTTCAGCAGTACAGGTTACAGTTTTAATTTTGGATAGTAGTGCAAGTGCATCATTCCATATTATTAAAAATGCTCCTCTACCAGTTGGTTCCTCGTTGAAAGTGGTGTCTGGACAGAAGGTCGTTTTAAACGGCAATGATAAGGTTCGAGTTTACGCCTCTGCAAACACTGTAGATGTAGTTGCATCCATCCTAGAAGATGTATCATAAGGGAGTTTATTAATGTCGTATATAGGTACTCCATTCCACAATCAAGTCTCACCTGCTTTTCATCAGGAAGATTTCACTGACTCTAGTTTTGGAAATATTACAGTAGGTTCTATTACTCACGCCAATGCAGTCGCTCTAACTGAGTCTGTGCCAGGCAGTAACGCAGAAAACTTACAGGTTGTGATTAATAACGTAATCCAACAAGGTACAAGTGCATACACTATTCACCAGAACGCAGCTGGCGAACCTAAGATTTTAAAACTTTCTGAGGCCGCAGCAAGTAGTTCAACTATTTACGTTATGCATAGAGGGATTGGTTCTTTCCAAATTAAACCGCCCACTGGTTCTGTTGGTGCAACTGAACTTGCCGCAAATTTAAAGTCATTTACAACTGACTTATTCACTGGTAATGGTTCTGCTACCGCATTCACTCTGTCAGAGAATCCTCCAAACGCAAACTCCGTGTTAGTGTTTGTTGATGGTATCCTACAGAAGTCCAGCACTAACTATTCAATCAATGGCACTACACTTACATTCACTGGTGCTCCAGACGCAAGTGCAGAGATTGAAGCAAAACACTTTGGTATTCGTGGAGTGGTTCGTAGAAGTACAGATTATCAGTTAGATGTATTCGCTGGTAATGGTAGTGCAACTGCATTCACATTATCAAGTGGAACTTCAACAACAAACAGTGCATTCATTTTCTATAATGGTATCGCTATGAAACCTACTACAGACTATTCAATCAGCGGTTCAACATTAACATTCACATTTGCGCCTGTTAATACATCCGAAATCATGGCGAGGTATCAAAGCTAATGCCCAGTAACTCAAAAAATATTGCAGAACTTTTAAATGGTGACACTACCATTGGTACAACAGATATTGCAAATGATGCAATCACAGCAGAGAAGATTGCTGATGCTGTTGCACTCGGTGGTCCAAGCCTTGGGACATTATCTATAATACGAACCAATGCTGCCATCATAAATGAAAATATAACTATAAATACTAATGGAATGACCGCTGGGCCTATCACAATTGCTGATAACAAGACAGTCACTATTGGTAACTCAGGAAATTGGAGTATTGTTTAATGTCTACTATAGTAGTTAAAGAAATATCTGCCCCAGCTGGGCAAGTGATAAAGGTTGCAGCTGGTAAGACACTTGATTTGAAGTCACAGGGTACTACTACTTTACCCACAGGCTCAGTGTTGCAAATTGTAAGTGCAACTTTAAAATCAGCAGTGGCAATTTCATCAAATGAAACAAACACTTATGTAGCATCAGGTCTTTCTGCTGCAATTACTCCATCTTCTACGAGTAGTAAAATACTTGTTAGCGTAAATATATTTTATGGATATGGGCTAGGAACCATGCACTTTCGTTTAGCAAGAGGAAGTGACTCAACCATTTGTATTGGTGATGCAGGTACTAGCAATCAACTTAGAGATACTGCGGCAGTACGAACTAACGGAACTCCTTACGCAATTGAGATGGGATCGATGCCAATGCAGCACTTAGACAGCCCCTCAACCACAAGCGCAACAACATACTCAGTAATGGTAACGCTAGGGAATAGTTACAACTCAAATATGTACATTAATAGACCTAACAATCAGGATAATGGCAGCTACTCTCCCCGTGGGACAAGCACAATAACTTTGACGGAGATACAAGGATAATGGCTTCTAAAATAAAAGTAGACTCTATAGAGACAACTAGTGGTAGTGGAACGATAGCGTTATCTAATCAGTTGTCAGGTATGACACACGCTAGTGTACCCAGTGGTTCAGTGATTCAAGTAACAAATAACACTAGAGTACACTCTGATAACTTAACTACCACTTCTACAACTATGGTTGACTCTGGTTTAGTTACAGGAGCTATTACACCTGCAAGTGCTGGGTCTAAAATAGCCGTAGATATATCAGGATTTATTATGCATGTTAACGCTAGCAACGGAAACTATGGTGTGCAGTTTCAGATGTTTAAAAGTGTAAATGGTGGAACATATGTAAAAGTAAACGCAGGTAATATGGATGGAGGTTGCTATGACGAAACAGGAACGCATGGATGGTCTGAGGAAAATGGTTCTTGCTCAGTATTGGACACCCCCTCATATAATCTTGGGCAAGCCATAAATTACAAACTCTACTTTAGAGAAGACCACGGAAATAGTAATGGTGCCTATATAAACCATAATGGAGGAATACTCCAAGGTGGTGCGATTAGTATAACTTCTAGAATTAGAATGACCGAGATCAAAGGATAATATCACATGACAACTACTATAACGGGTACAACAGGTGTCAATAACATCAAGGCAGCTACAGGTGCTGTGTTGCAGGTTGTTAGTGGGACATTAACAACCACAATTACGAGTACGTCCTCTACGTTAGGAAACACGGGCTTGACGGCAACAATAACTCCATCTAGCACTTCCAGTAAGATTCTTGTTAGCGTTCATCAAAGTGGGTTGGGAAAAGATAGTGCTAATACTCGGATTGGTATTGCAGTCTTGCGAGGCTCAACAAACATCGGTTGGGTTTCAAAGCAGGCTGGATATACTGGCTCTACTGCGACTAATTTTGTAGCGACAGCAAGTGGCGAGTTTCTTGACAGTCCCTCGTCTACAAGTGCTGTTAGTTATAAAACGCAAATAAACTCCTATGCTAATAATGCAAATGTATACTGCAATTTAGGTGGAACTACGTCAACTATAACACTAATGGAGATTGCAGGATGATTAGAGACATTAGCATGACAAAGTTAATAGATGTGTTAGAAGACAGTTATTTAACTGTATAAATATATGAAACATATGGGAAACAATTAAATGCCATTTATAGGAAAACAACCACAAGTTGGTGCATACTCTAAGTTAGACGCTATTACAGCGTCTGCTACTGCAACGTACAACTTGGCTTTGAATAGTGGTGCATACTATCCTTCAAGTGCAAATCATCTAATGGTTTCTCTGAATGGTGTTATTCAGGCTCCACAAGATTCATTCACCATTAGTGGTAGAACAATTATATTTGATTCTGCATTAACAAGTAACGATTCTATTGACTTCATCATGGCACTTGGTGACGTTCTAGATATTGGAACTCCAAGTGATGGAACAGTAGTAACTACAAAGATACAAAATGCTGCCGTGACAACTGCAAAACTCGCGTCTAGTTTAGACTTGAGTGGTAAGACAGTCACTATGCCCACAGGTGCGGTAATTCAGGTGGTTCAAACTACATTTGGGCAACAGTCCACTACTACTACCAGTACTTCATTTGCTGCAACTGGGCATAGCGTGTCCATTACGCCATCGTCAACATCTTCCAAAATCCTTTTATATGTTATAGGAGGAGGGCAGTACCTACCATCGGGCAATACTATGGCTTCACAAACGATATTTAGAAATTCAACAAATATTGGGGACAGTACTACGGGATTGCAGAACGCTTATACAGTAGGTACAACTGGATTCACTATCACGGGCCACTCAATGATGGTTTTAGACTCACCCTCAACAACCTCTGCTATAACGTACCAAACGTACATGAAAACTGCTGGCGGTACATATCAGTACCAAGGAAGTGATAGAGGCGATATAAACTTTATAGCAATGGAGATTGCAGGATAATCAGAGCATTAAGTATAAAAGATAACATAAATTGAGCATTACAATAAACTTAACCAAAGAAGGAAAATAACCATGACAGATAAAGTAGCAGCATTACAAGCATTAACGCCCGGCGCAGAATGGGTTTTGAGAGGAGATGCTTTAGAGTGGCTTGATTCAAGTCAAACAGAACCAACAGCAGTGGCAATTGCAGCTAAGATTGTAGAATTGCAAACAGCATATGACGCTGCAGCATATCAAAGAACAAGGGCAGCAGCTTATGCAGCACTTGGTGATCAATTAGATCAACTGTATCACGATATGACTGCTGGTAAGTTAGACGCAACAGGTACTTGGCATATTGCAGTTAAAGCTGTAAAAGACGCAGCACCTAAACCTTAGTAACTTGCTGCGACAACAATGGCAACATACTAGTAACTTAGGAAGAGAAAATGGCGTTAATTAAAATACCTTCACGGGGAAGAGAATCACTGGTAGATGCAGATTTACCTGCTGGCTCAGTGTTGCAAGTTAATAATGTAGTTATTGATACAGTTTCAACTACATCTAACACAACATTTGTAGCAGCAGGGGGTAGTAATATAGCATTCTCTTCTTTGCGTTCTACTTCATCTAAAGTCCTTGTTAAATATAACATGTATGCCTGTAGTACAAAAGGTTCTAATGTAATAATGAGACTTTATCGCTCTATTGATGGAGCATCATTTGCCCATGTAACAGGGCCAACATCAGCAAGGGGCAGTGGTAACATTAATACTTGGTTGAGCAATGGTTATAACCCTATAAGTACTCACCAAGATTATGATCTGGGTATGTTTTCTGGTGAGTATTTAGATTCCCCCAACACAACATCTTCTGTGACATACAAAATCTATTTTGCATCTAGGGATACTAATGCTTGCTACATAAATAGATCAACTACATGGAGTTCTAATGATAGCGCATCTCCTTTGGTGACTTCTTCAGCAACAATTATGGAGATACAAGGATAATGGCTTCTAAACACTACCTAAACGATCGCACAATAGGATAATAAGATATGGCACTAAGTAAAGTAAATCCCAATTTAGTAAGTAATGGTGGGAGTCGGAGTAACATTATTATTAATGGTGCAATGAACGTGGCTCAGAGGGCTACGTCAGTGACAGGTCTTGGGGCTAATGGAGGCACTTATTCTACTGTTGATCGTTATAGGTTTGATTTTGGTTCAACTGCTGGTCGTTTAACAGCAACTCAAACTGGCATTACAGATTTAGCAGGGTTTGCTAACTGTACAAAACTTGATTGCACAACTGCTGATACAAGTATTGCTGCTGGCGAGTATTTTCAATTCGTCCAAAGGATAGAAGGACAGGATCTACAAAGGTTGGCTTATGGAACTTCCTCAGCAAAAACAACTACTGTTTCTTTTTATGTAAAAGGTACTGCTAAAACATACATGTGCGAACTACATGACGCTGAAAACACTAGACTTGTTCAACAGCAGTTTAATGTTACAACATCTTGGACACGGGTTAGTTTAACATTTGCTGGTAATACAAGCGGTACAATCGCAGATTCTTCTGCATTGGGGTTGTATTTGAATTTCTGGTTACACGCAGGGTCTACTTACACAAGCGGAACTTATAATGCCAACGCATGGAAATCGCAGGTTAATGCTGACAGAGCAGTAGGAATTGGTTCATTTTTCTCAAGTACCTCTAATGAATTATTTATAACAGGCATTCAATTTGAAACAGGCTCAGTAGCCACAGACTTTGAACACCGCAGATATGGTGAAGAATTACTTACTTGCCAACGCTATTATGAAATCATTGCTGATGGTGGTTATGATGTTGACCACATGTTTGGAATAGGACACGGAGTTAAGTCTGACCAAATAAATTGGTTCTATGATTTTAAAGCAGTAAAACGTGCAGCGTTCACATTGATAGTTGCCAGTGTGTCAGGTGGATACCACGCCAAAAATCACAGCGTCTATAAGCATCCCTCAAACACCTCCTTGGGGATGACTGCCACTGTGCAAAGTTTACACAGTATAAGTGCCTATATGACAAGCATTACGGGTGTAACTGAGCAGTCTGCATGGACTATGCAATTAAATGGAGCAGCATGCCACATTGCTGTTAGTGCGGAGCTTTAAATATGAATATAGAAACAGTAAAAATGGAAAGCGATTGCTTTAGAGTTAATGGAACTATGATTGTCCCTCCCTCTACAGACAATGCCGATTACGTTTTTGTACAAGAATGGATTGCAGCAGGTAACACTCCTACTCCTCAGTACACAGACGAAGAGATAGCATTTAATACTCAAGCAGAAACTAACTATGCAAGTCGGGCATATCTTGCAAGTACTGATTGGTACATTAGTCGTAAGGCAGAAACAGCAGAAGCAGTGCCATCAGATGTGACTACAGCTAGAGCAGCTGCTAGAGCAGCAATTGTTGAATAACCACTACACAATCAGACTAAATAGTATTATGAAAAATAAAGGTAGACAACTATGAGTTATATAGGTAACGAACCCTCGTATGGTGTGTTCGACAGACAGGTTCTTGCGGGCAATGGGTCAACTACACAATACAGCTTAGATTTTTTGGTTTCACAACCTACTTCTTTACTTGTCTCTATTGATGGTGTAGTACAAGAACCAGAACATTCTTATACTATAGGACAATCTGGTGGTGTGGGGCATATCAACTTCTCTGAAGCACCAGACAACGCGGCAAGAATATTTCTCATTTACATGGGAAGACAACTTCTTACTGCACAAGCATCGACTGCCATATCACAAACACGTTTAGATGAATTTAACGGAAATGCTTCTACGACTGCATTTGTATTATCAACCACACCAGTATCAAGTGCTGCTGTAAATTTTATGATTTATGTAGACAATGTATATCAAAGAGGTGGGAATGGACTTGCTTTTACAGTATCAGGTTCCACAGTAAACTTTACATCTGCACCAGCATCAGGCACAAAGAACATTCAAGTATATCAATTGAATGGTGTGAACACACTAAATACTGTCGCTGATGGTGCAATAACAACAGCGAAACTTGGCAACGGATCGGTAACTGTAGGCAAGTTGAATTTCAGCCCAGAAGATGACGCAACTGCTCTTGCGATTGCTTTAGGATAACAAGGAAAATAAAATGGCGAACACATTTAAAAATGCAGCATTAGCAAACGTAAACCACAGTGCATATGCTACACTGTATACTGCTCCTTCTGCAACACAGGTGGTAATTCTAGGACTTGCAATTGCGAACAAAGCAACAACATCAGTCACAGTTAAAGTACAATTTACAGACAGTTCTGCTTCTACAACTCACCAGTTGTTGGAAGACGTAACTATCCCTGCAAAGACTACATTAGAAACTTTGGCTGGACAAAAATATATCTTAGAGGCAACAGATATACTCAAAGTACAAGCAGGAACTGCCACATCTTTGGATGTCGTTCTTGGATTGATGGAAAAGACATAGGGGATTGATACATGCCATTTTTAGGTAACACGCCAGCACAGGGGTTTGCAGAATCCATAACTAAGGATAGTTTCACTCCAAATGGTTCTACGACTGCATTCACACTAAGTAAAACTGCAGCCACAAATAGTATATCAGTCTTTGTAGGTAATGTTCGACAAGAACCTACGTCTTCTTATTCTGTTTCGGGAACAACTCTTAATATGACAGAAGCTCCCTCGACAGGGACTAGCTTCTATGTACTGCATTCACAGGGAACTATTGAGAGCACTACTGTTCTTCCAGCTGGAAGTGTGGTTACTAACTCTTTAGCCAGTTCTATAGACTTGAGTGGTAAGACAGTTACTTATGGATTGGTAAATACGGATATGCCCACAGGGGCAGTGTTGCAAGTGGTTCAAGGGGTTAATGCAACTCAACTAGCACTAACCACAACAAGTTACACAGACTCAGGTTTAAGTGCCTCTATTACCCCTTCATCTACATCAAACAAAATATTAGTTATGTGGAATACTCAGGGCGCGTTAACAAATGCTTCAACTAGAGGATGGGGTTCCCGTATATTACGAAACTCTGCTATAGCATTTACAGACACAACAAATTATAGGACTTATGGGGATGGAAATACGGGAGACATAAGACTAACAATATCTCAGTCACATTTAGACTCTCCTTCTACAACTTCTGCTATTACATATAAAGTTCAAGTATCTCCACACAATACTTCTAGTACTACATTTAACCAAGGTAATGTCCAGACGCAAATAACATTAATGGAGATCAAAGGCTAATGGCTATATCAAAAATTAATACATCAAGTCTAACAGACAATTCTGTAACAGCAGGGAAGATTGTTGCTGGTGCGGTTGATGCAGACATTGCAGCAGGTTCAATTGACACGGCACAACTTGCTAATGATGCAGTAACGGCAGACAAACTCGCCAACGCAATCAATACAACTATTGCTGCCAAGGCTACTAACACTGCCGTTGCTCTCAAGGCTCCCATTGCTAGCCCTAGTTTTACTGCAAAAGCTACAATAAGCATTGCATCAGCGAATGGAGATATTCTTGATTTTAGATCAAATGGCTCTGACGTAGGTACGATTGGTACGTTAGGTGGCGCAACTTATTTCGGCAGTGAAGACAGCGGAATAATGTTTAATGGTGTCAATCAAAACCCAACTAGCGGTGGCTCAACGAGAGTTGATAATACCAACGATCTAGGCGCTGCAAGCTATCGGTATAAGAACATTTATCTAGGTGGTGGTGCTTTTATAGGTGGCACTGGTACAGCTAATAAGCTGGATGATTATGAAACTGGTTCGTGGACACCCGTCTATCAAGGTGCTGGCGGTACATCTGGTGGTGCATATGGCACTCGAAGTGGGACATATACAAAAATTGGTCAGCTTGTACACCTACAAGCATATGTACAAGCTACGAACAAAGGAACTTTAGCAGGTTCGTTAAAAATAGGAGGGTTTCCGTTTACTGTTAACCCAACTAACCAATCAGCAGGGGCTATAGGATACCAAATTGGTTATAACTTAGGGTCTAGTCATAATTTAGCATTATGGGCATACTCTGGTGATTTTGCATATTTGTATCAAGCGGGTGGATCAAGTAACTCTGCTGGATTAACAACAGGCGATTGCGATACTGCAATTATTACGGCATTTTCAATCACATATCATACAAACCAATAAGCAATATCTAGCGTGGATGCGCTAGTGGAGAAATAACATGGCACTAACCAAAGTAATTACACAAGACAAGATTGAAATCGTAGGCGAGTTTAAGCACGTTCAAGTTCGCACTTGCACTAAAGTATTAGAGGATGGTGTTGAACTATCTTCTGGCTTCTTCAGACACGTTATAAATGCAGGTGATGACTACTCAGCAGAGAGCGCAGAAGTACAAGCAATCTGTTCAGCAGTTCATACCTCTGCTGTAGTAACAGCTTGGGCAGCAGAACACGCAGAACAAGCAGCAGCAAGTCCAGAATAGGAGAGTGCGTAAATTATTTAATTATGACGTATTAAATAACCGCATACCGCATAAATAAAAACTCTATTTATTGGCAGAACATCTAACTCACATTCATTATAAATAGAACAAGAAGGAGAGTGTGTTAGATGACAATAATTTCAAATATATATATTAACCAAGGTGCTGACTTCAGCAATACGGTCACTGTTTTAGATAGTGCAGGGGCAGCACTTGACCTTACAGGTTATACTGCTTTGGCTCAAATTCGTAAAACTTACGAGTCAACAACTGCTGTTGCATTTGCAACTGCCTTTAATGCATCTCGCACAACAGGTAAAATCACAATCTCACTTACTGATACTCAGACTCAAGCTCTTGAATCTGGAAGGTATGTCTATGATCTTCTCATAACAGCTTCTGGTGGACTCAAGTCAAGGCCTGTCGAGGGTATTGCAGCAGTTAATCCAAGCGTATCTAGGAGTTAGATAGAATATGGCATTACCAACTACAAGGGCTACATTTAAAGAATACTGTCTAAGATCATTAGGTAAACCTGTGATCGAAATAAATGTTGACCCAGATCAAGTAGAAGACAGAATCGACCAAGCATTACAATACTTCTCGCAATATCATTATGATGGTATTGAAAGGGTGTATCTGAAGTATCAGGTTTCTGCCGCAGATATCACTAGGGCAAGGTCAGATAATTCATTATCATCCGTCACAGATGTTGATGGTAGTACTTCAGCAGTCTGGAAAGAACAGAAGAATTACATTCCTGTTCCTTCTTCAATCATGTCTATAGTAAAGGTGTTCCCCTTGAACCAAGGAAGGACTACCATGTTTGATGTTAAGTATCAAATGAGATTGAACGATTTGCATAATTTCAGTTCTACATCAATGATTAACTATGAAATGAGTATGCAACACCTAGATTTTCTAGATCATATACTTACAGGCGACACTGCTATTCGTCACAACCAACATCAAAATAGATTGTACTTGGATATGGATTGGCAGTCAGATGTTGTTGCTGATGACTATATTGTTATTGAGTGTTATCGTAAATTAGACCCAGAAAGCTTTGGTGATGTGTATAATGACATATTCTTAAAGAAGTATGCAGCACAATTAATTAAACTTCAGTGGGGCGCAAACCTTTCTAAGTTTCAAGGTATTCAGATGTTGGGTGGAGTTGCACTAAATGGTGAACAGATATACACTCAAGCACAAGAAGAGATTAATAAACTAGAAGAACAGATACAACTTGCGTATGAGTTGCCACCAATGCATATGATAGGGTAACACAATGCCAACTAATGTTTATTTTGATACAGGAACAAGACCAGAACAACATCTCTATGAAGATTTAATCATAGAGCAGTTGCGTATCTATGGTCAGGATGTTCATTACATTCCTCGAAACTTGGTATCAGAAGATACTTTATTTGGCGAAGACAGTCTTTCTAAATTTGAAGATGCATATCTTATTGAGATGTATGTTGATAATGTAGACGGATATGAAGGTGAAAAAGAACTTATGTCTAAGTTTGGTTTAGACATACAGGACGATGCAACATTCACAGTAGCTAGAAGACGATGGGAACAGTTCGTATCAGTTGATAATAATGTTATTGTTAATCTACGTCCGAATGAAGGAGACTTAATATACTGGCCCAAGGGTAACAAGTTATTTGAGATTACCTTTGTTGACCATGATGATCCATTTTATCAAGTTAACAATCTACCTACATATAAGTTGAAGTGTAAAACATTCGAATATGGTTCTGAACAGATTGACACTGGTATTGCTGCGATAGATTCTATTGAAGCTGATAATAGTTTAGATCAACTTGCACACCAGATGACTCTTGAACAATCAGGAATATTCAATGAGAATGTCAGTCTAGAAGACGGCACTCTATTAATGCAAGAAGATGGTTCCACAGGTGCTGGACTAGGTGATAACATACTTGGCGAAGATGACACACACAGTGGTTCTATACAGATTGAAAATACAGTACAGGGTGCAGCTGCATCATATATAATACAAGAAACTTATAAAGTTGACACTATTGACGAAAACGCTATGAACGATTTCTTTGATACCGCTGAAGACTCAATATTGGACTTCTCCGAATCTAATCCATTCGGAGATGCAGGGAAATAAATTATGATTGGAAATTACTTTTATAACAATTCAACACGAAATGTCGTAGTTGGATTTGGTTCGATTTTTAACGACATCCAACTCGCTAAGAAAGATAATGCCGGCAACATTGCACAAACAATGAAAGTGCCTCTTGCATATGGGCCCAAGGCGAAATGGTTGGCACGATTAAGGGAAGACCCTGCTCTCAATAAAAAGGTTGCAGTAACACTACCTCGTATTGGTTTTGAGATCAGTGGATTAACTTATGATTCCTCAAGGAAACTAAACAAGTCTATTAAAGTTAAGAAGGCTTCTAATGGTACAGATGACAAACAGCTTAAGTCTGGATTCATGCCTGTACCTTACAACGTAGACTTTGAACTTTTCATTATGAGTAAGAACTCAGATGATGCACTACAAATTGTAGAACAGATTTTACCATATTTTCAACCAGAGTATACAGTTACATTAAAGGAATCTGTTGAACTAGACATAATCAGAGATATTCCTGTTGTACTAAACTCTATTGACTATGAAGATGATTACGAGGGTGACTTTGGAACTCGTAGGGCAATTATCTATACACTGAATTTTACTGCAAAGTATTACTTGTATGGGCCTGTCACTTCAGCTGGAATTATTCGTTCTGTTCAAGTCGATCAGTATACGGATGTTCAGATTAATGCACCAAAGAGAGAACAGAGATATTCTGCTACACCAAAACCATCTGACGTTTCTCCTTCTAATTGGGACGCAGATGATGGTGATTTTGGATTTAACGAAACCTCATCTTTCTTCGAAGATGCGAAAACCTATAACCCGACCACTGGTCAGGACGAATAAATAGTCCAAAGAATTTAAGGAACAACCCATGGCAGTAAGAAAAATAATATCAAGAAGTATTGCAGATGATGCTGTATTAGTAGACGATCTTGCTAACTCAATCAATACATCTATTGCAGCTAAGGCAAACTTAGTCACAGCTAGTTCAGCACCCTCAAGTCCTGCTGCTGGAGATCAGTGGTTTGATACTACTTCTGGCGTTACTGCTATGAAGGTTTATACTGGATCTGTTTGGGATTTTATGAGTACAGGGTTTTCTGCAACTGGAGGAACAATCACTACTTCGGGAATTTACACCATTCACACCTTTACTGGCAGTGGCACATTTACACCAAACAAAAGTGGCAGTGTTGATTATCTTGTTATTGGTGGCGGCGCAGGCGGCGGTGGTTCAAGGGGTGCTGGTGGAGGCGCCGGCGGTTTTAGAGAAGGTTCATCTTTTCCTGTCCTTGCAACTGGACTAACTGTGACCATAGGCGCTGGTGGTGCTGGTGGTGCTGCCTCTGGTGCGCGAGGTGTCAATGGCGTTAATAGTGTATTTAGTAGTATTATTGCTACAGGTGGTGGTAATGGTGGTGCTGCTGGTGCTGATACAGGTGGAACAGGTGGTTCTGGTGGCGGTACTGCTAATGGCAACACCACAGGTGTTAGGACAGACAGCCCTGTTCAAGGACAGAATGGCGGTAATTCCTCTTCAACTGGTTTTCGTACAGGTGGTGGAGGTGGTGCTGGTGCTGTAGGTGGCAGTGC